TAAGGATAGAAAATGGCAATTGAGAAATCACTAAATCAAGCCCCATTAGGACTAGCGGATGAGGACTTGATGGTTGCTGAGCCAGACATTGAGATTGAGATTGAAGATCCAGAAGAGGTCAAGATCCGCATGGGTGGCTTAGAGATTGAGATTGACCCAGATAAAGAAACAGACGACTTTAATGCCAACCTCGCCGAAAGCATGGAAGATGATGAGTTGGTTGGACTAGTGACCGACTTACTTGGTGATTTTGAAGAAGACATCTCATCCCGTAAAGACTGGATGCAGACTTATGTAGATGGGCTGGATCTGTTGGGTTTGAGGTTAGAAGACAGAACAGAACCTTGGCCCGGGGCTTGTGGTGTCTACCACCCTCTCTTGGCTGAAGCGGTTGTGAAGTTCCAAGCCGAAACAATAATGGAGACCTTCCCTGCGCAAGGTCCAGTCAAGACACAGATCATCGGTAAGGAGACTCCAGAAAAAACGGAGGCTGCGCAACGTGTCAAAGATGACATGAACTACCAACTCACCGAGGTTATGGTTGAGTACAGGCCCGAGCACGAAAGAATGTTGTGGGGCCTAGCCTTAGCGGGTAATGCGTTTAAGAAGGTCTACTACGATCCTAGCCTTGAGAGGCAGGTGTCTATTTATGTCCCAGCCGAAGATGTCGTTGTCCCGTATGGGGCGAGTAATCTAGAGACCGCTGATCGTGTAACCCACGTGATGCGCAAGACCCCCAACGACTTGAGAAAGTTGCAGGTTGCTGGCTTTTACTGTGATGTTGATTTAGGCGACCCGCAGGATACCTTTGATGAGGTTGAGAAGAAGATTGCAGAGAAGATGGGGTTCAGAGCCGTCACAGATGACCGGTTCAAGATCCTTGAAATGCAGGTCAACCTAGACCTTGAAGGGCATGAAGACAAAGATAAAGATGGAAAAACAACAGGGATCGCCCTTCCATACATTGTAACTATTGAAAAACAGTCACAAACGATCCTAGCGATCAGAAGAAATTGGCACCCAGATGATCCAACCAAGCAAAAACGTTCCCATTTCGTGCATTACCCCTATGTCCCCGGATTTGGTTTTTACGCTCTGGGCCTCATCCATCTCATTGGGGCTTTCGCTAAGTCTGGCACATCTCTCATTCGTCAATTGGTGGATGCGGGAACTCTCTCCAATCTACCGGGAGGCTTCAAAACCAAAGGTCTAAGGGTTAAAGGAGACGACACACCAATCGCCCCAGCCGAGTTTCGAGACGTGGATGTAGCCTCCGGCACTATTAAAGACAACATAATGACTCTGCCCTATAAGGAGCCGAGTCAAGTTTTGATGTCGCTTTTGAACCAGATCGTAGATGAAGGACGCCGCTTTGCTAGCGCGGCTGATCTTAAGGTCAGTGACATGTCAGCCCAATCCCCCGTTGGGACCACGCTAGCAATCTTAGAGAGAACCCTAAAAGTTATGAGTGCCGTTCAGGCACGGGTTCACTATGCAATGAAGCAGGAGTTCAAGCTCCTGAAAAACATCATCCGGGACTACACCGATGACGAGTACACATACGAGCCTGACACTTCTCATCCAAGAGCTAAGCAATCCGACTACGACATGGTCGAGGTCATCCCGGTATCCGACCCTAACGCGGCTACTATGTCGCAGAAGGTGGTCCAGTATCAAGCAGTACTACAGCTAGCCTCCGGTGCTCCGCAGATTTATGACCTGCCGATGCTACACCGCCAGATGTTAGAAGTGCTTGGTATCAAAAATGCATCCAAACTTGTACCCCTCCCGGACGACGAGAAGCCTAAAGATCCGCTGTCTGAAAACATGAATGTAATTAAGGGTAAACCCCTAAAAGCGTTTATTTATCAGGATCACGATGCCCATATAACGGCTCATATGACGTTCTTACAAGACCCAATGACAGCCCAAATGATCGGGCAAAACCCGATGGCAAATCAAATAGGGGCTGCGTTACAGGCCCACGTTGCTGAACACTATGGATTTAAGTATCGCCAGATGATTGAACAAAAACTCGGCGCTCCTCTGCCAGATCCAGACGAAGAAATGCCAGAGGATTACGAGGTGGCTATTTCTCGGCTTGTTGCTAGGGCCGCACAGCAGCTTATGACTCAAAACCAAGCCCAAGCCGCGCAACAAGAGGCGCAGCAACAGGCACAAGATCCCATCATTCAGATGCAAATGCAGGAACTTCAGATCAAAGCGCAAGATCAACAACGGAAAGTCCAGAAAGATCAGACCGACGCCCAACTCAAACAGGCCCAGTTACTAATTGAAGCCGAGAGAATCGCCGCCCAAGAACGGCAAGCCCAAGCTTCTTTAATGACAAAAGCTGTCGCTGACGATGAAAAGTTAAAAATAGATCAAGTTAAAACAATTATCGACGCAGCATCTAAAAATCGGACAGGGCAATGAGAGACGTACTGGAGCATTTGGCTAAAAAACTTCAAGAAGATCGTCTTCGAATGATTGAAGATCTTGGGGAGGGCAAAGCCAAAGATCACGCGGAATACAAGTTTTCGTGTGGTGTAGTAAGGGGGTTGTTGATGGCTAACAACCATATTCTTGAGTTAATTGACAGGATAGAAAAAGACGATGAGTGAACTCCTTATTGGGTCTACAGACGATCCAAACGAAGCAACGGTATTGCCTCAAACCGCAAAAGAAAAGGCTAGACAAGTACCAGACCCGTCGGGATACAGAATCCTGTGCGGTATTCCTCAAATAGATGACATGTACGAAAGCGGTATTGTTAAATCTGACACCACTATGCATTACGAAGAACTCCTTACAACGGTTCTTTTTGTGATGAAAATGGGGCCAGACTGCTACAGGGACGAAAAGCGGTTCCCAAGCGGGCCGTGGTGTAAAAATGGTGATTTTATACTGGTTCGCCCACACGCCGGAACTCGTTTAAAGATTCACGGAGTAGAGTTTCGCATCATCAACGATGACTCTGTCGAAGGGGTGGTCCAAGATCCCCGTGGCATTAGTCGCGCATAGGAGGGTTAGAAATGGCAGAAATAGCTGAAAAGAAAATTCCTGAGCAAGATGACATTGAGGATATTGAATTTGAAGTCCTAGATGACACCCCTGAAGAGGACAAAGACCCCGTAACAGGTAAAGAACGGGAGCCAATGCCCGAAGAGTTGGTTCAAGAGCTAGAGCAGGATGAGCTTGAGGATTACTCTGAAAAGGTAAAAAGCCGCTTAAAACAGATGAAAAAGGTCTGGCACGACGAGCGCCGAGCCAAAGAGTCTGCTTTTAGGGAGCGTCAGGCTGCTGAGGAATTCGCTAAGAAAATCCTTGAGGAGAACAAAAAGCTCAAAGAAAATCTATCTTTGGGCCAGCAAACCTTCATAGATACGGCTAAAAACGCCGCTGGCCTTGAGTTGGAAATGGCTAAACGGCAGTACAAAGAGGCATATGAGTCGGGCGATTCTGACCAAATTATTGAGGCTCAGACCAAGTTGTCTGAGGCTAATTACAAGGTTCAGAAAGTAAATGAGTATCGACCCCCTTTACAACAGCCAGAAACTGATGTAAATATACCGACACAACAAGTACCCGTTGCGCGTCCAGACCCTAAAGCGAGTTCGTGGCAAGAGCGAAATTCGTGGTTCGGTCAGGATCCAGAGATGACTAGCGCAGCTTTGGGCTTGCACCAAAAATTAGTCGATTCGGGGATGAATCCTACGAGCGATGAGTATTACCAGCGCATTGACACAACAATGCGTCGTCGGTTCCCCGAGTATTTCGGGGACGAAACGTCTGACGGGGGCGGCAAGCCTGTTCAGCGCAATGAGACTAAGCCAGCCACAGTGGTTGCTCCGGCATCACGTAGCACATCCTCCAAAAAGATCGTGCTGACAAAAAGTGAGTTAAACCTCGCTAAAAGATTTAACTTAACTCCTGAGCAATATGCAAAGGAAAAAATGAGATTGGAGAAAGCAAATGGCTGAGAATAGACTTGCACGCGAACTAGAAAGCCGGTCCCAAGTGGAGCGTCCCAAATCATGGCAACCTGCTTCGGCACTTCCGGAGCCAGACAAACAGCCGGGATATTCCTATCGTTGGGTTCGTGTATCTTCATTAGGGCAAAGGGATGCCAAAAACACCTCTGCCAAGTTGCGGGAGGGTTGGGAACCCGTCCGACTTGAAGAACAACCGAAGTTTAAGTTCCTTACCGACGCCAATAGTCAGTTTAAGGACAATGTTGAAATCGCAGGATTGCTGCTCTGCAAAATACCGACTGAGTTTATGGATCAACGCCGAGAGTATTACTCTAAAGCGACCAGAGACAATATGGCGGCTGTAGACAGTAACTTTATGAGAGAGAGCGATGCTCGTATGCCACTTTTCAATGAGAGGCGGTCTACAACATCGTTTGGAAAAGGTAAATAACTTTAGGAGTTTAACATGGCTTATCCTACGGTATCAGCCCCATATGGACTAAAGCCCGTCAATCTAATTGGCGGACAAGTCTATGCGGGACAGACTCGCCTGATGGAAATTGCAAGTGGCTATGCTACAAACATTTTCTATG